CTATTTAATGGCCGTGACCTCACAAAGCAGGGTCATCTCGGACATATCGTTGTTCGGCAAGATGGCTTTCACGTTGAACTGCTTGCCGTGGTAAATCAGCCGCCATTCGGTCGTTAGGTCGGCGCGGTACGGCATCGTTACCTTAACGCTGAGCAAGGTCTGCAACTGAGCGGCGGCGAAGTATTCATCACCCGACACGCTATCGACTGCGGCCCATTCGGTGGCGATGGTTGACCAGCCTTCTTGCCATCCCCCCATACCATCGGAAACGCGGGTCAGCTTTTGGAGTTCCATCGGGTGGCGGCGGCGTCCAATTCTCATCACAGCACCGCCATAGAACGATAAGGGGCCAGCAGCAGCGTATAAGCCGTGCCTTCGTACAGGATCCGGTCGGCTTGGCGCTCGCGGTTGATGTACAGGTCAGCGGTCAGCAGCAGGACGGCGGCTTGAATGGGTTCCGGCATCGGGTCGGGCAAGTCGCTGCCCAGGTACTGCTCGACGTGTCGGGTGGCGGCGTCCAGGTACAACTGAATCAGCCCGTCTTCCAGGGCGTGCATGACGCGCAAATGCTGCTTGGCTTCGGCTACGGTAATCATACGAAAAACACCTCGGTATCAATTTCAATGGGGGCGGCTGCGGCTTGGGCGGCGCCCATTGCCATTGCTAGGGCTTGCAGGCCGTCGATGCGGCCAGTGCGGCGGGACTTGTCCAGCTTGCGCCCCCCGCTAGGGTCTTTGGTGGCGACGGCATTCGCGGCGCACATACTCAGCACCGGATGGTTGCCGTGGGCGATGCGTTCGTTCAGCAGCTCGGCTTCCAGGGCGTCGAGTGCCGGGGCCATATCCTTGAAGCCCTGCCCGAACGGCACTAGCGGCAAGTCGAGGCCCAGGCGTTCCAGTTCTTTCTTGAATATGTCCATCCGCCAGCGGTCGAAGGCGACTGCCTGAATGTCCACGTCCGCCAGGATCTCAGCCATATCAGCGGCCACGAACTCATAGTCCACCGTCGCGCCGGGTGTCGTGCGCAGATAACCCTCAGCGGCCCATTGGTCATACGGGGCGCGGTCCTTCTTGGCGCGGTCAATCAAGCCCTGCTCGGGCGTCCAGAAGAACGGGCGAACCTGCCAGACGCCAGCGGCCTTGCCGATCAGCACAAGCGCCGTCAGGTCGGTACGGGCGGACAAGTCGAGGCCGGCATAGACAGGCCCGTCGAACGGCTCTGGTTCGGCGCCACAAGCTGCCCACACGTCAGGCGATATGAACGGGCTGTCGAGGCTCACACGCTGGTTCAGCAGCAGCAGCCTTGCCGAACTGCTCATGCTCGGCATACGGGCGGCTTGGGTCATCTGCTCGCGCAGATCGTCCTCGGAGCGGAACAGGCCCAGCGCCGGATTGGCGGCTTTCCAGGCGTCTTCGTCTAGCAGGTCGCAGCCCTTCGGCGCGGCGTACAGGTGGCAGACGATGCGCGGGTCTTTCGACCGTTTGGCGTCGTCCAGTTGGATCGAAAGCCAATCCGCGTCGGATGCCGCTTGCGTGCTGATGATGATTTGCAGCGGGTTGGCGTGCGCTCCAGATGCGGTCAGCAGGGCGTCGATAAAGTCAGACTGCGGCCCGCGTACCTGCCCCCATTCGTCCCCAACCACGAGCACAGGTGACAGGCCGTGCGCCGTCTTGCCGTCAGCCGCCAGGGCGCGGAACTCGGTATTCAGTGGCAGGCCGATCAGGCGTTTGCCACTCGGCACGATGCGGACAATCTTGGACAGGGCCGGCGATAGCTGGACCATCTTGGACGCCAGGTTGAACACTAGCGCGGCTTGGTCGCGGCTCATGGCTCCCGATACCAGTTGGCTGTTCTGCTTGGCTTCAGGACCGACCAGATGGGCCAGGATCAGGCCGGCAATCAGACCGGACTTGCCGTTCTTCCGGGCCACAGACAGGATGGCGCGCCGGGTGCCAGCCGGGTTTGAATATACGTCTTGGATGAACTGCCTCTGGAACTCGGCCAGCAGCAGCGGCTTGCCCACGTCGGCGCCTTCTGGCGTGACGCAGTAGCGTTCCACGAACTGAATGATCTTGTCGGCGCGGCTCATTGCATCGTCGCCAGGGTTGGGATCAGGTCGTCGTCGAGCTGAGCGCGGGCGTCACGCTCCAGGGCGGCACCTTTCGGGATGTTCTGCGCCTTGCCCACGGTGGCGATGGTGTCCACCTTGAGCTGCCGGCCAGTCGCCAGGGCGCGGCGGGTCATCTTGTCCAGCAGATCGCACGCCGGGTTCGGCTTGCCGTCCACCAGCAGCCCGTCATTGTCGATGGCATCTTGCAGCGCCTCGATATCGGCATAGGCGCGGGCGAGACTCCCGGCCAGGATCAGGTCAGCATCGGTCCAGGTGTCACGCGGGCGAGCGGTCACGATGGCGTCCCAGAACGGCCTAGCCTGCTTGCCTACGCGCACAAACGCAGGCGGCGCTATAGGGCCAAGCGCAACGGCCTGAGCGGCTGCTATGGCGGCTCTGGCGCTGTCTGAGCGGGGGCGGCGTGGGGTGGTTTTCATGGCACTTAGCGTTGAAAGAGCAGGGACCCAGCGGTCTTGTCTGCGTCGGTTGCTGGTGATTTATTCCAAGGATGGTTCGGGTCGTTCGGCATCCCGTTCACGTCGCAGCCCCAGGTCACGGACTTACCCATCGACGCGGCTGTCTTGAGCGAGTGGCATTCATGGCAGAGCGCCTGCAAATTCTCCCGGCTGTTGTCGTCGGTGAAGTCGTCGCGGCTGTCCTCGATGTGATCCACGTCCGTTGCGGGCACTACCAGACCACGCGCTGTACACATACGGCACAGCGGCTCACTGGCGAGCACTTCGGCGCGCAGCCGCTTCCAGGCGAGGCTGTTCAGGCTGATCTTGCGTTTCTTCTTCATGCCGCTGCCCCTTTGGCTTGTGCATCCTGATCGGCAGCATCGGGTTGTGCATTCGGTCTTCCAGCGGCAGGCGCTGCATCTTGAGTTTTCGCATCGTCGATACCTTCGATAGCTGGCAGGTTTTCAATGCGGCGCACCTCAGAACGGAGCATCCAGCCGTCTTCGATACCGCGCTGATAGAAGTTCGCCCGGGCAAGGCTGTCGCCACGCAGCAGACCTTCCACGTTGTGCTCAACGAAGAACGCCGGGTTGGTAATGCACGCTCGGTTGATCGCCTGTTCCCACATGACCAGATGGCGGCGCAGGGTGTTGGTCACGAAGAAGCGGGCCAGCTCGACCACGTTGCTGTAGTTGGCCGCTTCCATGTCGCCAATCATCACAGGTGGCACACGGAACAGGCGGGCAGTCTCGACGATGGACAGGCGCCGGGCTTCAATCCACTCGGCATCCTCTAGCGTCATGGATACAGTCTTGAACGTGGCGCCCTGCGGTAGAACGGCGGTCTTGCCGTGGTTGCTCACACCGGATTGACCAGCAGCCCAGCTTTCGCGGATCTGGCCTGCCTGTTCCTTGGTGGTGCCGGGAGCTGTCTCGATAACGCCGGATAGCTTGGTGCCCTGCTCGAACATCTTGGCGCCGTGGGTACGCTCTGCCAGGGCAAGGCCGATAGTGTCGCGGGCTACCTGAATCGGTGAGCGGCCCAGGATTCCATCGTCCGAGTGATAGCGCAGGTGCAGGACTTCATCGGCCAGCAGGCGGCGCTGGTTGCCCTTTCCGTCCGCGTGGTCATAGACCAGATTGCCCAGGCTCGAACGCAGGACAGTGACGCTATCGGGGTGCATCGGCAGTAGGGCTTTAACCGAGCCGTTCGGGTTCCACACGATCTCGGCATAGGCGTTGCCACGCAGCAGGACGTGGCGTTGCATCTGCTCGCGGAACTCCATCGCGGTCTGGTAGTTGTTCGGGGTGTCGTGAAGCAGCTTGTACAGCGGGTGACTACGGGCCTTCTCGCGTCCGTCATCGGTGCGGCGGTACACGTCGAGCGGCAGGCTACCGACCGTCTCGCTGATAGCGGCCACGCAGGCATAGACGGCGCTGATGCCCTCGGCGGTCGTGGTGTTCACGTCTACGCCAGCCACGCCAGGAAAGCCCGTCAGGCGGTCGTAATAGGTGTCATAAGCCGGGGTCGTCGGCTCGGGGCTGGCACGTTTGAACAGGCGTTGAATCAGGCTCATGCGATGGCCTCCAGGTACAGACGGGCCAGGCGAATCGAGCGCGGCAGCTTCGACCGGACTTGAACACTCGTCGCGTCATAGGCCGGGTTGGCCGTGATGGTGATCTCGAACAGATCCACGTCGCGCAATTCGCGGACGGGCTTCGCGCCTTCGGCCCAGGTGTCACGAACGGGCAGGAACCCGAACGAACAGCCGGCCACGTCGCCACGCTTCACCAGCTCGGCCAGATCCCGGCCAAGGGTGGTATCAGGAAGATCCAGCTCGAATGCCAGACCTTCGGAATCTTCGGTGAGTCGCAGAGTGCCGGCACCCAGGCGACCGAGCAGCGACTTGCCGTCGTGCTCGTAGATCGCCCGGATGTTTCCAGCAGAAGCGGCGGCAAGCGTCCGGGTGAAGGCACCGGGGCGGATGACTTCCACAAACTCGCCCAGGTCCGTCTCAGAGTTGAACCGAGCGGCATAGCCGGTCAGCTTGCGTCCGTCTGGCTTCAGCCCATTGCTTGCGCGCCGTTCCATTACGCTACCTCGGTCGCTACGACGAAGCCTTCGGGATGACGCACGGCGGTATCAACGGTGGCCATTGCGCGAACCTGAATACCGCCTCGGCTGTACGCGGGTTCGGCATACGGGTTGACCAGAATGTCCACCTCGGACCAGACGCCAAGCATGACTTGCGAGAAGTCGCCCAGGATCAGCTTGCCAGTCGGGACGCTCTTGCTCGCTGCCAGGGACAGGCCAGCCATTGCGCCGTTGTCGTACAGGAAGCCGCTACCAGATCCGGCGACCTTCTCAGCAGCAGCCAGGGCGGTGCGGATGGCGGCAGTGGTGAGCCAGCGACCGTTGCTGATATCCACATCGTCGAGCATTTCCAGCATCGCCAGAACGCCAGCCCAGGTAGTCGGAACATCACCAGCGGCTTGGATGCCAGGAGTGTTCAGGATGCCCAGCGGCTGCCCAGCCAGACCGGAACCGTTGATGATCGCGGCGTCGATCTGCTTGGCGATCAGGAACGAAAGATCCTCGCGGACCAGTTGTTCAATGGCCGGGGCGCTCTGCTGAATGAGCTGGCGGGACATTTCAGATTTGCCGCCGACGTGCTTCGGGGTCAGCGTGACCTGATCGAAAGACATTTCCGCTTCCGGCACGGCCTGGCCTTCAGTAACCCAGCCGGTTTCGAGGCCGCTGCCGAACTTCGGAACAGCGACGTTTCCACGAAGGCCAGTCATCACACGGACGCCCATCTGGCGAGCCAGCAGAGCTTCACGCAACGGGCCGATGTAGTCCTGAGCGCGGTGGTCAGTGCCTACCAGCTCGGGAGCGGTCGCGGTGGTGTTGGCGCGCTTCTCCAGGCTGGCGAACGGTACGAAGGCGCCCTCGGCTTTGCGACCGCTGCGGCGTTCAGCTTCGCGGGCATATTCAGCCTCGGCACCGTCCAGGCTGCGGCCTTCCATCTGAGCGCGAATCACGCGGGTGACGCTCACGGAGCCGGCCAGGCGGTCGAAGTCGGCGGACGGTGCGCCCGATACCGGAGTGCCAGCAGCGCGGCGTTCTACTTCGCCCAGGTACTCGGCACGCTCAACCTGAGCGGACAGGGCGCGTTCTTCAGCCTTCAGGCTCTCGAACTGCTTGGTTTCATCGGCGGACAGATCGCGGCCTTCGGCGGCTGCGGCATCTACCAGGGTTTTCATGGCGGCGACCTTGGCGGAGCGCTGCTCGCGTAGGGCGGAAATCTTCATTGGCGTCGTACCTGTAAAGTTAGATGACATGCACACATACTGTACGCATATACAGTATTCGGCGCAACTAATCGTTGACAGGTACGTTCGCCACGTTGTAGCAGGCATAAAAAACCCCGCTCGGTAGCGGGGTTGAGGTCATTGCACGGTTGCGTCAGGCCATCGTTCCTTGGCCTTTCTCAGTGCTTCGGTATGGGTCACCGGCTCGCAGATCATCGTAAACGGCGGATGCCCGTCAACAATAATGGTCCAGTGACCGCGGCGTGATTCGCCGTCATTCGCTGCGACCTCTGCCAGCAACTCCAGGCGATGAAGCTTGATGTATTGGCGAATGTCGGGCGTCAGCTTGCTCGATGGCGAGACGATCAGGCGGTTGCCCTTCACCTTGGCGCTGAAGCCGTGATCGCGGAGATAGTCGATAGCGGCCATTAGAAAGCCTCCGCGTCGTCATCATCGAAGCCGGGCGAATCGCTGAAGGTGCTCACGTTTTGCTGAAGATGCTCATTGTTTTCTGTGAGCACCTTCAGTCGATCTTGAGCACCTTCAGCAGAAAGACGCCAAACCCATTGCTGTTTCCCTCCGCCGAAATTGCCTCCTTCTTTCTTCGCAACTGCGCCAATCGTTTTCTGAGCACGGCGAACCGTCGCCCAGGTCAGCCCGTTTCCGTCAGCATCTTTCTTGATCTGGTTTACAGGTACAGGGCCAGCGGAAAGAAGATCGCGCAGGAAGTCGCAGGCTTCGTCCAGCTCCGTGCGGCGCTCGTCCTGATTCTGCGACTCTACGTCCGCAAGGATCTCGCGCGCGGTCCCTTCGATCCTTCCTCCCCATAGCACGCGAGTAGTCGTGATACCCTCCCCGACCGTGCATTCCTCGATGGTGTAGGAGCATCCGCCGTCGTCTACCGCGATGTTCGACTTTGCACGCGCCAGCACACGAAGCTCGGAGTCTTCTTGCTTCGCGGCCACAAGCACCGTACGCGCCAGCGCTCCAAAAGCCTGCGACCCCAGCACTCGCTCGGCCGGGTTCTTGTCCGCCGATCCTTTCGAGAAGTGGGTGATGCCCAGCACCGCGCAGTCATGTTGCTCAGCAAGGTCGACCAGGCCTTGCAAAGCCCGTCGCACGTCGTTGGCGCGGTGCATATCACCAGAGACGGCGGACACGATGGGGTCAATCATAATCAGCCCCACGTCACCGATTCGTTCCATTTCAGCGGCCAGCAGGTCGATATCCTTGGCCGGGTCGAATGGCTGGGTTTCCCCTAGTCCGTTGACGCGGCCTTGCAGGATGTACACCTTTCGAAGATCGGCACCGGACGCCATCAGGCGCGGAACAATCGTGTCGGACGCGTCATCCTCGCTCGACCAGATAACAACGCTGCGCCGCTCACGGCAGGGTTCGCCATCTGGCCAGCGCCCCCCGCTCGTGATGGTTGCAGCTAGGCCAATCGTCAGCGTGGTTTTGCCAGTTCCACCAGCACCAGCAAGGATGGTCAGCTTGCCCAGCGCCAGCCAACCCGGCCAGGCCCAGTGAATTGCGGTTGGCGTGATGCTGGTCGCCTGAATGGCATTCGCCCGCCAGGCATCCTTGGCGGCAGCTTCCGCCCATTCCTTCTTCAACATCTCGATTGCGGCAGCCATTACGCGACCCCCAGCCGGCGCTTGGCCAGCTCTAGCCGCTCTTGGTCCTCGGCGGACAGTTGCTTGCCTAGGCGCATCTGCTCCACCGCAACGGTAATGACCATCGCTTCGAACTGGCGCGCTGCTCGGCTTGGCTGAGATGACCGCGGCTTGTCGCCGGCGAACAGATCGCGCAGTTCCAACCCGACCGAGCCAGTGATTTCCGCGGCGCTACAGCTGGCCCAGCACTTCAGCAGCACCGTGCCGTTGTCTGCTTCCTTGATGCTTAGGCTGGGGTTTTTGTCATCGTGAGCCGGGCAGCAGGCAAGCCACTTGGCGGCGCCATTCGGCTTTACCTTGTCGAGCCGGGACAGGATGTTGTCGATTGGACTCATGCCGCCTCCCCCGTGTGCTCAGAGGTACGGCGCGCCAGGAACTCGGCAAGATCGCTTAGCCGGTAGCGGACGAGCCGGCCGACTTTCATATACGGGAGGTTGTAGCGCCCGGTTGAGCGCCAGACGGACAAGGTCGAAGCCTTAATGCCCAGGGCAGCGGCGGCTTGCTTGTCGTCTACTTGAACAGGCGGGTTCTTCGGATCGTAGCCAAGGGCGGCAGCGATATCGGCCTTGATGGCCTCAATGGTGGTGTGCATTGGTGTTGCCTCGTCGGGTCAGAAGTGACGAGGCAATGGTCGAAAAAGCGAAGCGCTTTCGGTCCTATTGGGATTAAGCAGACCCCCAATAGGATGCACTGGGGTCGCACTATACGCCTGCTGTCGCAGCTGTTTTCAGGAATTTCACAACTGTTTCAGGGCTTGCAGGAAGCTCTAAGCCATGTACCGCAGCTGCCGCTCGTAACGCTTCGTCCGCTTTGTACGGCGCAGCTAAATTGAGTTTTGCCATGGCTGCCAAGACCGCAATTATTTGAGATGCGCTCTTTCTTTCGCTGGGATGGAGCGGCTTTTCTCTCGGTGCTTCGACTCCGTTGAGCTTGTTTGCAAGCGCTTGGATGTCTTCAGGCTTGAATACGGGTAGCCGTGAGCGACCAAGATAGAACGTTCGGTCGAATTGAAAATCTGGAACCGAATCTTGGAAGCCCCAAACACCATAGGCGTCGCATTTGACAGTGACCGTGCTATCGAATGACACAGGTGCGCCCAGGAACTGGTCGCTAACCAGTTGAATTTGGCTGATAACCTTGGCGTCGCCCATTAGCTCGATGTTCACGCCATGCTCTTCATCCGTGATTTTGTCGCCTAGGCATCTCACGTAAACGGCGCAATGTCCGGCATTGCAAAGCGCGCCAAGCTCGGTAGGCGTGATTTGCGTCGCGGTTAACTCGCGCAGCCAGTCGACGGCTTGCTCGGCACTGAGCCATTTCATCAGCCTATAAACCTTGTCCATCTCATGCCCTCCGGCATTCACTCAAAAAGATAGCCAGCCAGGCGGTTGAGTGATCCGCTTTTCGCCCCGTCGGGCTAGGCTGGCCAAACTCGATTATTGTGCCGGCTGCTTTCTGATGACGTGGATCACCTTATGTATGGCCTCCACCTTCGATAGCTGAAGGCTAAGTGATTTCGGCGGATTGAGCATTTCCACGCAAGCGACGGGCCTGGCCTCGCCATCCATGTCCCACCATGACTTAGGCGGTAGAGCAAAAGCCAAACGCTTGATCAGCGGTTGCATATCGCCATTCTTCCACCAGATAGCGATCAGGTCGCCAGGCGCTGGCGGCTGATCTGGATCACATACCAGAATGTCACCCGGGTGAACCAAAGGAACTAGGCAATCACCTGATCCGGCCAGCGCATATGCGTTCGGTCCGGGATTCGCACTCTTGGGGCAACTGATGCTCTCGGTGGATGTTTGGTTGCCCAGCGAGTACGCATTAGTATTGGTTGTAGCCATAGGAAAAGACCTCCAGCGGTCTAGCTTGTGGTTAGGGTCTGCTGGTATTCGCAGTATCAGCAGGCCCGAAATTGCGACGAAACGGCGCTTAAGTAGCGTTGCCCATCGCAGCGGTAATTTTCTCGAGTGCCTCGCGCACCGGATCGGTGGCTAAGTGGGCATAGCGCGCCGTGGTCACTGTCGTGGTGTGCCCCAGCAGTTTCCCGACCATCGGTAGGCTCACGCCTTGGCCGACCAGCCAGCTCGCCGTCGTATGTCGCAAGTCGTGAATGCGAATGTCCGGCACCTCAGACGATCCCACTTCAGCGGCGAACGCTTTCAGCACCTCTTTCCAGCTCGCATAGATATTGGTGACGTGGCCCGCGCTGCTGCTGGATGGGAAAACCCACTCGGCACTCACTCCGACGCGGCGCTTTAGGATTGCCACGGCAGGCGGCGGCAACGGTATCGAATGCACACGCTTGTTCTTGTGGTGCGCGCTGCCGATGGTCCAGACATTCGCCTTCAGGTCCACTTGATCCCAGCGCATCGCCTTCACGTTGCCGGATCGGGCACCAGTGAACAGACACAGCCGGAAGATATCGGCGGCGTCTTGGTTGCTGATCGAATCAATCGCCTTGAATAGCGCCGGCATCTGGTCAGGCTTGATCCACTGTTCCCGCGGCGCTTCCCGGTTGTCGGTGATCGTGGTCCAGGGGTTGCGAGTGTCCAGGCCGTGATGCTTGATTGCGTGGTTCCAGATCGCCCTGGCCAGTCGCTTGAGGTGGTTCGCTTCGACCGGCCCGCTGTTGACGGTCACGTCGCGGAAAATCTTGCCGACGAGTGTTGCTGTCACCTCGCTCACACGGCGGTTCGCCCGATCCTTGAGGTGGCATTCATACAGGCGCAGGTCTTTCTTCCAGCTCCGCTTGATTGGCTTTTTCGGGTTCGGACCCACGGATCGCTCGGTTTCCCATAGCGTCCAGAGGTCTTTGACGGTCAGTTCGTCTTTCTTGGCGGTGGCGGCTGCTCGGACGCTTTCGCCAGCGTTGAGCATCTGTAGTTTCTGGCGTGCTGCTGCTCGTGCCTGCTCGACGGTCAGATCATCGGGAAAGGTGCCCAGGCGCAGAAACTCGGTGTTGCCCTTGCGCCCCATGCCGGCCACGCGACGAATCACATAGAAGGTTTTGCTGCCGGCCGGGGTGACACAAAGGGCCAACCCTTGGGTTTTGGTATCTCGATACCAGGCCCGCTTGCTGGTCGGCGCGATGCTGGCCAGTGCTGTCTTGGTGAACTGAAACGAAGTGTCCGCCGCTGCCAT